CATCTGCATCTTTAAGAATAAGAGTTACTGCAAAAGAAGAAGAATTTATAAACGAATTATATACATCTAAATTAGAGAAATAAACTTCTGCATTACCTGAGATATTTACAGAGTATGCTGCAGCAGCACAAGCTCCTTCTACTCCTACAGATTTAGCAAGATTAATCTGGTTATCGTATGATAAATCTAATGAATTAAATTTACATACTCCAAGATTCATACCTTCAATTACTATTGACTCAACACTTGAGATAGCATTCATAATAGAATATGGTAATGAATCTAAAGTTGTTTCTCCAGTAAGAATACCATTTTTAACTTGTTCTGTAAGACCAATAACACTCATAGAACCATTTAAAATTGAACCTGTTTGAACATTCCAGTTCATCTTATTAATCATACAACCATTATAATAATATGAATAAGTTCCAGCACCACAAGCTTGAATTCTCTTTCTAAAAGTATAATTGTCTATATTACAAGTAGCTCCATTTTTTAATATTTCAGTAGCTTTAAGATTAACATCTGTAGAACCATCTGTAATATCAGCTCCTAATGCAGGAGAAAAAGTAACCTGATCTGGTACTGATGTATCTGAAATAACATGGGCTCCATTATTATCTGGATTAGTTACAGAAGACATATAAAATACATCTCCATCCTCTATCATTCCTTCAATACCGGCTAAACTTAATGTTGAATTAGCTTTATCTAAAGTAGCACCTGAAATATCAAAACCAGTAGTTGGAGTTGAACCTGGTACTAAATCCGCGCCTCCTGCAGGACCAATGATACTAGCAGTAGTTCCTGTATCTGTAGTAGTATCTACAAAGACTACAGTATTACCAGTAACTCCTGGATTTACATCAGTAATAGTAAGAATTGGACCTACAGCAAGAGCTGTATGAGTACTTCCAGCATTAACTAAAAGTGCTAAAGCTATAGCAATAGTATCTGGTGTATCTGCTGCAGTAGGAGTAGTTTCATATGGTACTCCATCGATTGTAAATCCAACGTCTCCATCTCCTACAGCATTAACAGCTAAAGTAATAGTAGTAATAGCTGAAACAGCTGGAATAGGGGAAATAGCTGAAATGTCCTTTGACATTAACAATGATTTCATAAATGGTGTATAATTAGGATAATCTAATTCATAATTCAAATCACCACTTACTTCAGAATCAGTTTTAATTAAATCTGTAGTCTGTCTATCAGAACGAATAACTGCTGATGTTGCAGTTGTAATACTAGAAGCTAAACTTCCTCCAGTTGTTGGTAAAAGATGGAACACAGGGTTTGCATTAATAGTACCAGGTACTGATTCTCTACTATAAGCCAAATCAGTCTGGTTGGTCGTGGCTACTCCAGTCATTATAAAACTCCTACGCTGCTTTCGCAGTATTATTTTTTTAAATTAAATTCATTAAAGATTTCAATGTAATTTATCTCTTTTCCTGCATTAAAAGATTCTTTAATCTTTCTCTTTACAAAATCTTTTTCATTTTCATAAAAATCTCTAAAATTAAAACCAAGACTATATAAAGTTTTTCCTATATCACTTCTTTTACAAAATAAAGAAAAATTTTCATACTTATTATATATAATTTCTGTTAATTTTATTTCTCTACTATACTTACAATATTTAATAAAATTACCATGCTTCATTCCTAACATATAAAATCCTAAACGACAACTTATAGTTTCACCAACAGGAGTAACATAAACTCCTTTTGCCATAGTTACAATTCTATTGTTAATGCCTAAATGGTTTGTTTGATTTCTTCCCGTTAATGTCTTTGCCATCTTTGCAACACTTTTATTACTTTCCTTCGTTCTTCCTGTTTTTATTTCAGATAGTTTTCTTTTTGCTTCTTCTGAACAAGATATTCCTTTTTGTGCTATAGACATTCTTTTTCTTGTTTCTTCTGTTATCTTTCTTCCTATAATTCCACCACCAGAACCACCTGGTCTTAAATTATAACATTGTCTATCTTCTACTATTTTTTGAGTTAAAATATCTTTCTCTGCTAAAAACATCTCTTCTTTAGTTCTATAATTTTCTATCCAATCACATCTAAAATTTTCTATACCATATTTTTCAATTGCTCTATAAAGTATTTTACCACTACCAATATAGCCATCAGTAATTGGTTCATCTGTACTATGACAACCATAATAATATTTTTGATTTATTAAATTAGTTGTTTTATATGTAAAATTATATTTCTTTTCCATTATTAATCTCCGTGATTAATATCCGATTATGTAAATTTGAGAAAAACTGATCGGAAGTCAGAGTTCGGTAATGAGCCTATTTCTCAAATTATTCTTTTTATTGTAACTAAATTAAATATTATCAGATGTAAAAGGTATATCACATATCACTTTAAACCATCCATCATTTTCATCACCAACTCTTCTTACATCTGAAGTAAGTGTGAATAAATTGCTTAATAAACATTGGTTATCCATTATCTTACTAATGTCTTCTTGGAAAGAATATGCTAAACCAATTCCACTTTCTAATGGTGTTCTTATCATTATAGAAAGAACTCCAACTGTTCTTTTTCTTTTACAAGTAAAACTTCCAATAATAGCATCTTCTGTATTATATGGAATAAATTTTGTAGATAAATACGACTGCCCTTTTACTTCTTTAAATGGTATATTATCTACTGCAATTGGAGTTTTAGAACCCCATCCATTTTTTAATACTTTATCTAGCTCAGAAGCTGTTTCTAATAATGTAGGCATTACATAAATCTCAATAATGCTTTAGCTTTAATATGGCCTTTAGATAAACCTTGTTGAATAAAGTTTTGATTAGCTCCTGTATATCTACCAAAAACAAATCCATCATTTCTATCTTCTAAATATGGAGAATTATTCCATACTAAAAAAGATTGCTTTAATGTTTTTTCCACATATTGTTTTCTTTCAACAGGTTCAAATGGTGTATGAGGTTGAGCTTTAATATTTCCATTTTCATCTCTTCCAACATATTCACTTAAGCCTTTTCCAAAAACATGACCAGTTGCAGAAGTTATAGGACCATATCTCCAACTATTAGCTAAAGAATTTGATAATCTTCAACTATTAGCTAAAGAATTTGATAATCTTTGAGTTACTTTTTGTAATTCATTAGCTAAATTATAAGCAATGACATCAGGCATTTTACTAACTACTCTTTCTATATCTTGAGCAACATCAGAAAATCTATTTGTTATTAATTTTGATGGCATTATCCCCATCTCCTACATTTAAGAATAGTACTAGCTTTTGCTGGGTCTTGATCTAAATATTCTATCTTATACTGATCTTTATCATCGATGATTTTAATTCCAATTTCAAAATCTATACCAGCTTTTACTCTATCATAATCCATAACTAAAAAAGAAACTTTATTAATGAAAGATGGTTCATCTATTTGTTCTTCTAATTCACTTTTTATTTTTACTGCTCTAACATCTATTTTAATTTCTTTTAATACATTTATCATCTTATCAGGATCATATATACTTGTTTCAGTAGCATATTGAATAATTCTTGTAGCATCTAATAAATCAGTATCAAATGCTTCTAAAATATCTTCATTTAAATCTTCATATAATCCCATGTTTAAATTCTCGAAAGGTATTACCTTAATACTTATAAAAGATTTATCACATATACTTTATCTACTCTGTAAATAAGATAAATATTCTTTTGCTTCATTTTTTGTAATAAAAAATGAACTGATTTTCTTTTTAAAACAAAAAACACACCAACCATATCTTGTAAGTAATACTTTCATGGATCTATGTTCTTGTTTCATAAATAAATCCTTAAAATTATTATATAGTTAATCCTATGTCTTTAAGTATTTTATCTCTTACTCCAGATATAACAGACCAAGCTCCTGGTTTATCGTTTTGAATTAATATTCCAGATTTTTTCATTTCTCTTCTAATTAATGATGGTGTTCTTAGCATATTAAAAAGAATAGTTCCAGCAGGATTTGTCCCAGAAACTAAAGTAATACTATTTCCATTTAAAGTTCCTGAAATAGAAGATGAACTTACTATTAATGAAGATGGACTTACTATTAATGGAGCTACCATAATTTATACCCTTATTAAATTTTCCGTTCCTGCTCCTAAAGAGCAATATGAACCTATTATTAATGTAATTTCTGGAAAAGGATCAATTTTAATTGCTGCTTTTATTGAATTATTTCCAGCATATGTAGTATCTGATTCTACTGAACCAGCTTTAACTTTCTTTCTAGTTATAACACCACTAGGTTGTATTTTTGTAGATGTTAATGTTCCTAAAGCATATTGCTCAGCTAAAAAAGCATTAGCCCATTTTATTTCTTCTGGTATAGTTGTTTCATCATCAGTATCCCAGTCAGATGAATTCTTACATAAATACTTTCCATCAATATATTGTCTACCCATTACGATAGCAAAATCTTTTTCTTCAACTAATAATGATGCCCATTCACTAGAAGTATTAATTTTATCTGCATAACTTGCAGTACAATAGCCAGGAATAAATGACATTATTTAGCTCTTGGTTTTCCATCTAAAGTTAGACCACGAGCAACATTTTGAATTTCTGCCCAAGTAGCTTGTCGACCTTTAGCTGGTTTAGCATCTGTATGGTTTTCACGAACTCCTACTTTGGGTACATTTTTAGCAGTTTGTTCAGCTTTTTTTGCTTTTAATTCATCTTGTGTCATTTTAATATTCCTGTGATAATTTATTAAATTTTTCTGTTTCTTGTTTAATAATCTGGTCTTTTAACTCTTTAGTCATTTGTATAAAACTGAAACCTATCTCTTTATATGTTAAACCTATCCATTCAGGGTGCTCTGAAATATACCCTTTTGATCTTTTGAATGACATTAATGAAAATATATTTTCATTATTATATCTACAAAAATTTCTTATCTGTTTAATAGAGCTTTTTAATTTTTTCCCTGCATCTATTGGAGAAAAGAAATTTCCTATAGGTGTAATATACTGACCATTTGATTGTTTTATAGAGCAAATAAGTTTTGATAAACTATTTACTTTTGTCCTACCAGTCATCTTTTCTGAATGAGCTTTTACTCCAGCATGAGTTTCTTTCGTTCTTCCTGTCATTTTTTCAGACTGACGTTTAATATGCTCGTGAGTTTCTTTTGTTCTTCCTGTAATTTTCTTTGATTGATTACATGTACCAACATCATTATATTTAGTTTTTCCCATATGAGACTTAGACATATTTTTTTTAGATTGAATAGAGTGAACCCTGCCTAAATTCATTCCTTTAAAGCCACCACCACTTCCACCTATTTTAATGTTATAGCAATTTCTGTCATCTACTTCAGTTTGAGTAATTAATTCTCTTTCAGCATCTAAAGTTTCTTGGTAAGTATCAAAATATTGTAATAAAACCATTTCAAAATTTTTCATTCCATATTTAATATAAGCTCTATGAAGAATCTTCCCACTTCCTATATAACCATCCATTATAATATCTGTACTATGAACACCAACATAATATTTTTTATTTACTATATTTTCTATCCAATATAAATAATTGAATATCTTTTCTATTTTATCTTTCATTTTAATCACCTGTAATTAAAACCTGAATGAATATGAAGAAGGCAATTCAGGTAAATTGCTTTTCGGTCGCTAAACCTATTCTTCATAATACTTCTATAGACACAATACTACCTAGCCATTAGATTGACAAAAGGCCATTGACACATTTTTTCTGCTTTGATATACTCTATTCCAGTTAGTATTAAGAATTAAATCGGCGTATGAAGCTTGAGTACCACCAGCACCACCAGTAAGAGTTGAAGAATTAAATTCAAAACCTACAGGATGAATAATTTCAGTAGTACGGGAATAGATAATTTCTTGACCACCACCTTCACCAGAAGCAGGTAAACGATCTACTTCAGAAGGGGTCTCTGGATAACCTTGACCATAACCAAAAGAACCTGGACCGAAAATCATAGTTGTATATGTAATTCTATTTGTTCCAGCTACTGCAGGCATCGAATCATCAACAATAATACGATGACCAAGATAAGTAGCGAACATTATCTCACCACGAGCATTTGGTATGAATTCGATTAGGTTTTGCTTATTTAATTCTGCATATACAACTGAGTGCATAGCAAGAACCATCCCCGCAGTTTGAGTCATACGGTCGCCCATAGTGGCGATAGCATCGATTACAAGATCAGCAGATATTTTTTCAGCAGAAGTAATTGTAGTAGTTGCATCATTAGCAACAGAAACAACCATATCAGAACTATCATTAGCTACGTTATCAGCTAAGATACCCATAGCAGATTTAATCAAACGATTTTGAGTATTAGTATTCCAATACTGAGAAATACGTTCAACAATAGCCATAAGAGGATCAGAAAGTGAAGTAATTTCACGAGCTAAATCCATAGCAGACCAAGAGTTATTTTGATAAGAAGCTCGGAAAACCATTTTTCCAGAAGAAATTTTCTGAGGAACTGAATTTACAGCAGGATCATCAGAACTAAAATTAGGTTCAGCACCAGAACCGCCTTCACCTGAATTTGGAAGTTGGAAGTAAAAAGGAAGTTCACCAATTAAACCACCTGTTTGTAAATGGGATTGTAATTTAGTATCATTAGACATAACACCAGAAGCTAAAAAAGCATTTAATTCAATTTGGCGTTCTTGTAATGCATTATTAAATGTAAGTGGATCGTATAAATCAGAAAGGCGAGTAGTAGCCATTTTGTGTATCTCCTAAGTGTGAAATCTCTTGGAGATATTTTGCACCAAGAGTTAAAAAATAATTTTTAACATCATTGGCGTGGCTTCAGATGGCGAAATTCGGAAAATTTCTATTTTGATATTTCTATCTTATCATATAATATCTATAAAGTAAAGCTTTTTATCTATTTTTTTTAATTAATCTTTACAATCTATCTCCATTAAGTTATAATACTTTATATCTAATAAGATATATTAATAAATAACCAGGATGAAGAAAATGTCAATTGAAGAATTTGAGTTCGATGATTTACCAGAAAATGAAATACCAGATATAGAAAAAAAAATTAGTGTAACTATTAAACTTCCTCAAAGTTTAAAAAATATGCTTTCTAAAATAGCTCATAGAGAAAGACGCAATATAGGAGAATTAGGAACAATTATTATAGAAGATTGGGTAACTGAATATATAGAAAAATATAAATCAAATAAAAAATAATACGTATGTTAAATCTTTTCCTATCTATAAGTATAATATAGGAAAAGATTTAATTGATATTATTAATTAACAGCTTCTCTTAATGTTTTAGCTAAGACTGGATTTGCTTTATTTAACTTAGACTGTTCTGTTAAAGAATAATGTTTTCCTGTTTTATCAAAAGGATTATTGGTAGCATTGTAATTTATACCTCCATCAGTAGTTATAATAGTATTAGAGCCTCTATTTTGTAAAGGAAATGCCCCTGCAAATTGTTCATTAGCCTGAAATTCAGATACTAATTCACTTACTGTCATAGGATTACCAGTATCAGTATTCATTCTATCTTTTCCTATAGAATCAATAACTTTAGTTTGATACTTACCAGATTCATCTTTAAAAGTTTCAATACTACTTTTAATATGAGGCATTAATAAAATTTGACTTCCATGTACTTTTTCAATTTCTTTTAGAGCTGCATTTTCAATTAATTCAGAATCTAATGCTGAACGAAGTGATTTAATTTCAGAACTAGAGCTTTTATTTATTTTTTTAATAGCAGCCTCATGATTATTATTCATATCATTCTTTAGCTTATCCCAATTTTCAGTAGCTATTAACTTATCATCTTCAAGCTTCTTTTGATCTTCTGCTATTTGGTCTTTATTCTTTGTATAATCATTATAACCTTCTAAATCAAATCCTTCTGGAATAGCATTTTCTTTTGCAGATTTTAATTTATTAATAAGTTCTTGATTTTTATTTAATACTCCTTTCTTTTGAGTTTCTAATTCTGCTTTATAAGTAGTATCTAAAGATTCCTGAGCTTCTCCTAGCAATTTAGCTTGATCTTCAGTTAACTTCATATTCTTCATTAGTTCTTTTAATTGAATGGGCATAATAGTTTTTCCTGTGTTTAATTTTTAATTTCAGTATTTTTTTGAGAATTGCCTGTTTCCTTAGCATCACCTTTCATCTCTGGTATCGGAGAAGAATCATTATTTTGATCAGCGTTTGAATTCTTCTTATTTTCTGTTATAGTAAGTTCTGAATTTAATTCAGCCATATCTTCTGCAATTTCAGCATCTTTTTCTTTAGCTGGAAAAGGTGGAGGATATTTTTTAATGTCTTCTAATTCTTCATTAAAAGATTTATCAGATGGAATTAACTCACCTTGTTTCATTTTTTCAAACATAGAAGGATGAGAGATAGCTCCATCTAACCAAGAACGAACTAACGCTATTTGAGCATTTGGTTCCATATCAACTGAGATAAAATCAGCATTTAATTTATAACTTATATCTTCAATTGGTTTTCCTAACCATTCACAATAAAACTCTAATATAGCTTCTATTTGAGATGAAATATTTTGAACGATATTTGTAATAATAGCAGTTTCTTGACCTGTTCTAATTAAAACAGAAGTAGCTGTTTCACGAGATACTCCTTGTTGTTTTAAAATTTGAGCTCCAGAGACAGCCATAGTTTCTTTTAAATCTTCTACAATATCTCTATGAGCTTGTGCAGCTCTACCAGAAAATTCCAAAAGCCCAACTTTAGCATCGGCATCCCCAATGACCCAAAGTTTGCTACAACCAATAGTTTTTGGTATGTCTGGATCGTTAGGATCGGCTCCTGTAATAAATGGTGTAGGCATAGCAGTCATATGAAGGACTTCAATTTGATCTACTACTCTGTTAAATAAGTCTATATTTAAATCAACAACATCCTGTAATACAGATCTTTCTATTGTAAAATTATTAGCATCTCTTCCATGAATGATTATTGGTAATTTAGTTAATGGTTTTCCATTCATTACAATCATTGTTGTTTCTTGTAATTCATCTGAAGTATCCGTTTTATCTTTGTTTCTATCATAAACTGATTCATCAGATTGAGTAGTAGTTCTTATATATTTTCTAACACGAACTTGTTCTTCAAATAAGTCCCATACATAATGAACTTTAGATAATACTAAATTAAATTCATTTTCAGGGTCTTGACTTTCTTCCATTACTGCATAAATAAATTGAGTTAATTCAGGATAACCTTTATTATATTGTACAAAAAAAGATACAAATTGATCAGGAGTAACAAATAATAAATATGGTTTCTTTAATACATCTGAATAATCTATAATAGTTGCCGCTGATCCCTTTTTTAAAACATCATCTGTTATTTGAGGAACATATTCATTTAAACTATTCCCTAATAAATCAATATTTTGTAATTCTTTATTATCTAATGGCAATGTATATTGTGGATTTTTATGATATATAGATGAACTAAAAAAATTAATTACTGATGGAAAATGAATAGGTTTTGGAGCTCTTATCCATCTTGCTAATTTTTGTTCTTGAGTATCCCCTTCTAATCCTGCATAAAAAAAATCCATATTAGCAATTATTTCATCTCTTCCTGCATAAAGAATATTAATTTTTTTCCAATCTCTTTGCATAGATTGTACTATTTTTGATTGCTTAAACTGAAATCCCATTTTAATTTCCTTTTATGTTGCAAACCTATAAGTTTTTCCATCTATAACATCTTTAACTCTATTATAAATGTCTCTTCCAATATAATAATCATCTTCTTTTCTTAAAAGTTTACAAATGTCTGCTACTTTTTCAATCTCTTCTAGCTTATTAGAATCTTCAGATGCCTCTTCCAAGTCAATCTCAGCAGACTCTCTATCTTTATAACCAAGCTTTTTAGCAATTCTTAATCCAGTATAACCACCTGGTATCATATTATTTCCTTTCCCATCTCTGAAAAGAGAGTTTGCTTTTATTACTTTTTCTTCAAGATTAAAAGCTTCCTCTTTAGTTAATCCATCTGAAACAATTATATGCATATGAGTAGCGTTTTTATCTATAGCTATGACATCTCTATAAGATTCTCCAAAATTAGATTTTGCCTTTTTATGTTCTTCCATTCTAATTGGCATAGTCCTACTTGTCATTCCGTGATAATTATAATAAAAAGAGTTACCAACTTCTCCTTTATCATTAGTTAAAGTTAGTAAATGCTCCAT